TCGAGTGCTCTATATGTATTCAATTTTAACATATTCATAATAGAAAGTCCAGCGAGCACCATATCATTAATGTCTTTTTGCTGAACTGCTTTTGGCCAAATGACTACTTTTTTACCTCCGTCGATAAGTTTAGAAATCCTATTGCAGATTTCCTTATTGCGGGGTTCGTTATCAAGAACATAGACAATATCATCACCCAAATTAAGACTATCGAGTAGAATATCCGATCCACACATTGCGATGGCATTTTTGACAAATGTTGAATCAAAGGGACCTTCTGTAACATAGATTGTTTCATCTGTACTTACCTCGTCTAGTCCATAAACTTTGGGAATACTCTCATCTAAAATCACTGTAATGTATTTAACATTGCTAGGACCTAGTGCTCTTCCTTGAAATCCAAATATTTCACCTTCTCTAGTATGCAATGGTATTATTATGCGACTTTCATCTCTTACAATCCTACTAAATATGGGTTTTTGAGTGTTAGTCCATTCTTGGAATTTGTTAGCAAAGTAAAACTTATCGGGATTTAAAAGTCTCTTTTCAAGATAGAGTTTGGCAATAGGATTCTCGGATGCTTTTGGCAAATCTAATTTTTTCTTAAAAATAGGTTTCTTAAATTCAAACTTTGGTTCTTCAACCACAAAGTTTTTACCAGTATGTCCTTCTTTAAATTTTTCAAGAGTGTATTGCTTATGAAGTGTTGGATCTATCTGTTTGAGAAAGTTATTAAAGGATAAACTTGCCCCACAGTTATGACACTTGAAGTTTGTATTATTCTTGACTGGGTAAATGTATCCCCTTGTCTTGTTTTTGTTCTTCTGAGAATCTCCACAAATCGGGCAACGGAATGTGTAGAGATCCGACTTAACCCTTTTAAATTTTTGAAGACGCGAAGATACGAGTCCAATATACTTGGAATCAATCAAATCCATTATGAAGGGTGCCTATCTGAGTCTCTCTATTCTACCGTTGTCTTGTGCTGGTGTCAAGATGCGAGTGACCAATCCAGAATTATTGATTGTGAAACTTACTGCTGCAAGAACTCCAATACCTACCCAAACTTTCTTTTCTAATCCTTGTAACTTTGCCAATACCGCAGTATGGTCTTTATCCATTTTATCTTTTAATTGATCCATTTTTGTAAAGAGTATATCTTCTATCTTTTCCCCGTTATTAATCTTTTCTTCATGAACTACAAGCATTTTAGTTACATTTGCATTTACTTCACTTATCTTTTCAATCGCACTCTCAATACGTTGCATTAACTGTTCGGTTGTATGGATTTTCTCCTCAAGGATTGCAACCTTTGTTTCTATTGTTTGAGAGGGTGTGTACATTTGTTTACTTATTGTGGTGGTTTTCTTGTTTGCAACCAATTTTTGCGAAATCCCGTTCCATAAATGTATTTATTCTTCTTTCTTACTGGGGGATTATCGCCTGCCTGTACTGTACCTGCAATCTTTCCTTCTCCAGGTTTTCCTAAAGAATTTGTTATTCCACCAGTAACAATTGCGTCTTCTTTAAGATTTCTTACAATAGAAATAATTCTATTAATATCCATTAGATTGATTCCAATTGTGATGAACAATCATAATCATGTTCCATATCATTAATTTCAGTTTTAGGATATTCTGGTAATCTATTTAAAAATATTAAAAAACTTTTAATTGGTGGCCAAAGTTCTTTTTCCAAATTATAAAAAAGTAAAGGAACAGTAGCATCATTAAAAACATTGAATAAAACAGTCAGGTGATTTAAGATCAAATGAGTCTTAAGTTCACCTGTGTTTTTATATCTTTTCAACAATTTTTTAATATATCTAATTCTTTTCAAATCTTCATCAAAATCTTCTCTAGTGACTGCCTGAGGATTATCGTAAAATTTTATAGCAAAAAGCAAGTAATTGCTCTCATTCAACTCATCAAATCTCATATTATGCAGTAACAGTTAAAGTGGTTGTTCCAATGCCGACTCCAGAAGTTGTTCCGGCACCACCAACATTACGAAGAAGAACATCTCCAAATTGTGAAGTAAATGAACTGATTACTCCAACACCATTTGAACCATCAGTAATGACTCCAACAAAACCACGCGAGAGATCAATAGATAACTTAGTGGCACTTGTGCGAGTACTAAATGTAACGGCAGTAGTAATACCAATCACAGATGGGACTGTAGATGCCGTTCCAATTGTAACAAAGGTGTCACCAACAGCAACTACAGATCTTGTTGTGATTGCAGACCCTACAGTAATTGAACTTCCCGCAGAAACACCAGTCAAACTGCTAACAAAAATTATAGTAGAACCAGCAGCAACTGTAGAATTGATAGAAGTAGTTAAGAAATTGACATTTGCAGTAAGAACTGTACTTGGAGCAGTGAATGCAAATGCTACTCTATTGGTAATCTGACCGTTGAAATTTGTGTATACATCTGGAGACCCATGAATAGCAGCAGATCCTGCCCAAGCATATTGAGTGCCAGTGTTTGATACTGCAGTTCCAACGATTCTTGTTGTTTCATTTGCATTGTTTGCATCAAAGGCACGAATACTAACAGTTGCCCCAGCACCAGCAAAAACAAGTTCATTAAACACAACATGAACATAACGAGTAACACCAGTTGAAATGCCCGTAGTTGCTCCACCGCCGATAGAAATTGGTGATGCCTGGTTAGGATCTTCAAAGAAAACTGCAACTGGTCCAGCAGTTCCAATACCAGTGGTTCCTCCTACAGCACTAGTGCTATTAATTCCAGTAACAGGAACTAAAACTTCGTCAAAGTAACGAGTAGAAATTCCAGAATTTTCTTTAGTTTTGTATCTTCTCTGAACCCAACCGCGAACATCTGCAAATGTATTCCAAGGACTTCTGGTACGATCAGTCTCAGATTGGAATTTTGGAATAGCATAATTATTTGCCGAAGTTTCAGATGCTGTTGAAATGCCCCAAAGTGACATGTGACTTACCTATAGTTCTTTTTCTAGTAATATTTATAAAAAAAGGAGACCTTTACTTTTGGTCTCCTCTATATGTTTATGGATAAAAACTCAGGGAGTAATATCTTTTGCACCCTTTGCTTTCAGAGCATTTTGTGCTTGAATAAGAATGAGTGAAAGAATACCGTTTGATTTTACTTTTGGATTTGCTCCAAGTGCTTCTGAAACTGCAAAAAGAACAGTTGCGATAAGTGCTTGATTAGCAAGTGCCCATGCGATTAATGCTGACATAATAACCTCGTGTGAAGGATCCTGTCTTATTTAGTAAAAATCAATCAAATCTTGAACTTTGCATTTCACGACCTATTTCTCTTTGTCTTTCTGCTTGTGCTTTTTTTGTAGCAAGTTTTTTAGCAGGTGGATTTGCTGATGGTTCTGGATTAACTTCACTGGTACGATCTTTTTTTACACCCCTTTTTGCTTCATGATTGGCAACAGTTTCTCCACTCCTAGTCATCATTCCCCCTTTATTTCTAGACCTTAAAAATTCTACTGCGGGATCACGGGGTTTTCTTGGAGTTCCTTTATTTTCCCTTCTTCTTTCATCAATCATTTCAACTTCTTCTTTTGCTACATTCTGTTGAATTTTTTGTTTCTGTTTTGCACCAGTTACAGTTCCGCTTCCAGTACCAACAGGATCAAGAACAGCAGATGCTGCTTTACCTACAGGATTTGTTTTCATAAAATCAGTACCTTTCTTAAGAGCACCTGTTACAGAAGCTTGAAGATCTTCTTTAACTTCCCCATCATCAGAAACCATTACGATAGGATTCTTAACACCCAGACCAGATCTTAGTCTGTTTCTAATCATCTCTTTCTTAGCATAATCACCTCTTGTATCTCTTTGTGGTTCAGAAGAATCACAAGCAGTTTCTTCCTTTTGTACATGTTTTGGAAGACCTTCATGCTTAGTCGAAGCAAACTTCGTTGCTTCCTTATCACTCATTTCTTGTGCAGCCTTTTTAACTTCTGGTGAAGCATTTTTCATTTCACCGTTTTTATAAGCATGAACCATTCCCATGAATTTTTGTTGGGCGGTACTCACTGCATCTTCTAGAAAAAACTCTTCATTATGAGTTTTACCTGCTTCTGGGAAAAGTGTTACTTGATTTGGTTTTTTACTTTTTCTTTTTATATCATAAAATTTTCCACCTTTTTTAGAATTTTTTTTTTCTTCGAAAAAATCAATATCTTCCTTTACATTGGAAGTGTCTCTACCGTCAGGAGATCCACCTCTTTTACGCTGAATTGCGTTATGTACTGATCCACGATATTCTTTAGCGCCAGATTCAACTTCACCATCACCATCATAATCTTTACCTGCCTTAGCGGCCGCAGTTCTATCTCCTTTTGATCTTTCGCCTTCATAAGGTTCGCCATACTCAGTCATTTCAACTGATTCAATATTTGGATTGGCGCGAAGGTCACTAATTTTATCACGAGTTGCATAACGAACATAAGAAGTTCCGTTTTTATCAGTTACTCTAACTTTATATTTTCTATCAGGCATATTTTTAAGTTCCTGAATATACTCCTCACCAAGAGTAGATTCTTCTTCTACACCTTCAACAAAAACTTTAAAGAGTGCTTTTGCAACAGAATTTGATGCAAACTCTTCAATGTTATAATCTTCTGCCATAGGTCTACCAAATATTTTTGCCTTAACTAGATTTCTTTCTTGCCCATTCAGACTACTATTTTGCATATACTGAGAATATGCTTGCTTAATATCCACACCTTCTCTTCTTGCACGATAGCGAATATCATAAACTGCTTGACGAACTTTTTTCTCCATCTTTTCCTTCATATTAGTAGGTCCAGGTCTTTCTGCCCCAGCAGGTGCAGGTCTATTATCTCTAGAAGGAAGTTCTTCAAAAATTTTAGTAGTCATTGGAAAATTTAATACTTACTTTTTTCTAAATCTATTTATGAAATTAATACCATACGCTTTTCCACCCTGCTGTAAATTCTCAGAACCAGTTCCAATGGCACCTGGTGTTTGTTCAGATGCATTTAAAAAATACCCAGTTGTTCCAATTAATGTGTTTCTTTTTCCTGGCATTCTCATTTTTCTGTCCATACCAACTTCGGTATATTTCTTAGTTTCCATCATATCTTTAATCCACGATTTGAACATTATTCCACTTTCAGTGACACAAATCAAATAATTAGTTCCTCTACGAATAATGCGTCCAACAAGACCTGTATTGAGATTTTCAACTAATTGTCCAATTTGAAAGATCTTTTCTGAAATATAATTCTCACGAAGAGAATTTGCATCAAATTTAGGAGCAATTTCCCAAACATCATATCCCTCTTGCTGAATTTGTTCAATTCCCATAGATTGACGGAGAACATCAAAGAGTTCCATTGCATCTTTTCTAGAAACTTCTGGAGGAAGACCGGCACGGAAAGTTTTAAAATCACCCTCTGCAGATGCAAGTCTCATTCTTGATGCAGAAACTCCTTCCACACCATCAGAATCAGGATCTCTATCACCAGAAGAAATTATTTCAATATTATCAAATTGATAGAGATTACCATTATAATTATTTGCCAATTTATCAAATTCTTTAACTCTATCAGATCCAGCAACGATTCTTACACTCGAATATCCATCATTATGTGCTTTTTTGAGGACATCGAAGATAGTCCTCATATTAACATCATTATAAATTCTCTCACTATGCTGAGGGAACATTTTTCTCATATAATAAATTTTTGTATCAGCATCCAAAGGATTTTTCTTTGCATCCTGAGTTCTGGAAGGAACAATAATATAATCACTTTGATCCTGTTCTGCAGAGGCTGCAGCAGTATCCATCAATTGAAGATGACCAACTGTTGGGGGATTAAAACGACCAAAAGCAATTGTCAAAGTTCCCAAAGTTTTTTCAACTGGTGGTGGAGTAAATGGTTCTGCTGGTAATGGTTCTTGAACTTGTTGTTGATCTACTGGAACTTGATCTTGTGGAATTGGTTCTTGCACCTGCTGTTGAGGAACTGGTTGTTGTACCTGTTGTTGAGGAGCAGGTTGCGAATAAGATGTTTGTGATAAATTCTTTTCTTGTTCGGTTTGAGCAGGATCTTTTCCACCAATTATTTGGCGTTTATTATAAAACTTTAACTGCCCCTGAAAAGTTTTAGCGGTAAATTCTCCAGTTGCTTTATTGTACCATCCTCCATGCCCATCTGTGACAAGACCCATACGAGTCGCCTGCTGGACTGCTTTACTGTTTGCTACTTCAGTTATAAATTTTGAAAAACTTTTCATTTCCTATTCCATTTTTCCGGGATCAAAATGCTCATAATCAATAAAATATACTTATATTTATGACTACCAATTCTTTTGCATTGTAAAATTGGCATGAGAGAACACCTCACGGTTAACCAATTTAAACATACCAAAGTCATTCGTCATCACATAACCTTCGGCATCAATTTGATCATCAGCAATATATGCTTCAGGTCCATTGTTACGGCAGAGGTATAAAGCATCCTCTTTAATCGACTTTACCAACTTCCAGAAATTGACTAAATTCTTGTTTTCAAAGTCATCAGGATTGATCTCCCTACCTTCACGAATACAAGCATTGAGTTCCTTTTTCAGTTGAGCAGATTCTTTGGTAGTGGCAAACTGTACGGCGCCAGAAATACATTTAGCAAATTCACAAATCTCTTCCAGATCCTCAAAATTCTCAGCACCAGAAGCAATAGACGCTTCAGGTTTCACAAACTTGACGGACTCAGTATCATACCAAACTGCACGATCAGGCATCGCCACAGCATCACGAAGATCTTTCTCTGCATAGTAGCAAGTATGGGGTGCAATAATAATATTCTGTGCAACTACCTCAGGAAACTTGTAAGTGATGGTGTTGGGACAATAAGTATCAGAACCGCCAAAACCAATAAAGTCGCACTGATAGATAGACTCTGTGACAGGCAGGTAATCAAAGCAAGCATGAAGAATAGTCGCAACTTTATCCGTGTGATTCTGGTCAATTTCTTCATGAGAATGGTTGATTTTGATTTTAATTTTGTTGAAAACAGATTTGGTCCCAACGAAAAACTTACCGTTGGCAGGATTGGTTCCCCACACAATTGCAGGACTTCCATCAATTTTTACAGACAGTTGACCTGGAGTCACGAACCAATCTAGTACTTCCAAGTTTCCCGTTAGGATGCTGTCTTCAGGATGCTCAAGGTGTGTGTTTTTCATTTGAGGTTTTGTGGTCATACCAGTATGATAATGGAGCATCCCGGATCTGCCATCACACCTTGTGCCAGTTTAAAAAGTGGAGAATAGGAGACTCGAACTCCTGACATCAGCCTTGCAAAGACCGCGCTCTACCAACTGAGCTAATTCCCCAATAAAAGAATTATGTCACCTAATCGACATTAGATCAAATAATTCTGGATGAAGTTTTCCATACTTCCTCATAATTTCTCCCGCTTTTGCATTTGCTTCATTTTCTGAAGGACTGCCAGGATTTGGATTCATTATTTTACCCCTAATAGATTGTTTATAATGAACATACTCATGAGCAACAGTTCTTAAGATGTCTAATGGATGGCGATTAATAATACTGATGTAAACAATGCCATCACTATTCATCATACCAAATGCACCATTTTTCTTTGAAAAATCGGGATCATCAATGAGTATATAAGGAATATCAATAGTCAAAGTTAATTCTCTTTTTAAGAAAACAATAAATCTTTTAAGAATTGCATTAAATTGAATTCTACTTATTGGTTTCCCTTTCCTTTTTCCAAGAATAGACATATTTTTTACACATCTCCATCTTTTCTATTTTCAGATTTATAGACGGAAAAAGTGCCTTCTGGATAACGAGCACTCAGTTTCTGATAGTTCATTTCAAGAACTTCCTCAAAGGTAATATCCAGTGCCATACATGCTTGTGCAAGATACCAGCACAGGTCTCCAAGTTCACGCTTCATATGAAAGATATTCTCTTCAGTATAAGGTTTTCCTTGAAGAAAGATCTTTTTGACTACTTCGGTAAATTCACCTGCTTCGGCACTCATACCAAATGCAGCGGTTAGCAGACGAGGAACATCTGCACCCTGTCCTTCCAGTTCATTCAAACGCTCAACAAGTTTTGGATATTCACTACTTGCTGGACTAGTGGTTTGACGAACAAATTCAATATACTTATTAGGTTC